ATAATTGAATTGTTCTTGTTGGTATATTTTAACACGTTCAAAGCAATGTAATAGCGTAAAGTTCTTTCTCGTTCTCCAATGTAAATCGTCAGATATATCAAACAGTTGAGTGGTTGATCCGTCATCTGATTTACGCAAACCTCTTCCAATTGACTGCAACACTCTGATCTGAGACTTATTTGGTGATGCGAAGATAATGTTGTGGAGGTTTCGTATATTTATCCCCGTTGAAAACGTACCCATCGAAGCCACGATGATAGCATCTTGTTGAGTTTCAACAATACGACGAATAGCTTCACGATCATCAGTGGCCACCTTACCTGAAACAAAAAATACTTTACGACCATCTGCTGCTTTATCTTGAATTAGATCTCGCAACACTTCTCCATGCTTTTCAACTCTATGGAATAGAACGAGTGTATTTCCCTTTTGCGACAATGATAAATTACGAATAAATTTATTGCGTTTCTCATGTTTGATAATAAAATCAATTTCATCTTGATATGTTTGTGATCCAAAGTTCTCACGAGTTGTTTCACTATACAATAAGTTTAGTACTGTGATCTCTAATGGTGCAAGTGTTCCGTCATCTTGCAGCTTCTTTGTCTTTGTAACTTGATATACGGGGCCAAACAACCCTTCAAGTACTAACTTGTGAGTCAGTGTCCCATCAAGAGTTCCTGTCGTACCGAAGCGATACTTAGCTTCTGTAGACTTGTTCATAATAGAAGATAGTGACTTAGACTTAAAACCATGACACTCATCACCAATTACACCAATGAACTGTTCAAACCAAGCCTTTGGAAACTTATAGATCGATTGCCAAGTTGAAATAATCACACGTTTGTTGGTTGTTTTATCCTTGCCAGAATAGATCTTATGTACCTTCTCGCCGTCCCAACCATAGTCAATAAAATCTTTGTGGAGTTGTTCAACCAAAGAAGTTGTGGGAACAACGATTAGTATCTTACCTTTGTCAGTGCCAAGGATGTGTCGAGTCAAACCATATATGATAAGAGACTTGCCTGATCCAGTAGGGCTGACAAACACACCACGCTGGCGATCCAAGGCAGTAGCAATTGCATCGTGTTGATAGTCTCTTACCTCGTATGGAAGTTTAAGGTGTTTATAGAATTCAAGTAGACCTTCACGATCAATCTGTTTTGATGCGAATGGAAAACCATAGTCTGATTCTTCAATATCAATTGTGTAGTTGTTATTCTTGCAAAACTCAATCAGATAGACAAACAATCCAGCGTTCAGTTCTCTCGCGAGTGAGTTGAACAAACGGATCTTACCATCCCAAATACGGTTTTTGAAAGCTGGCATGAATTTGTAACCAGGAACAAAAAAAGAGAAATACTCGCTGAGTTCAGCGGATATTCCTCTATCGCAGATTACTTCCATCATACTATAGTCTTTTAGACTAGCAGTTACGTCTGCCATTAGTTCCCACTTTCAAAGACCTTCCACTTGATAATGTTACCTATCGTTTGGTGGCGCCATTTAATGTTTTCCATAATTTCACTAAGTGTATCTATAATGTTCTTCCACGCGGCGATTTTCTCAATAGATAATTGAATTTCTGGATCGGAGTCGTAGTAGTAATCCATATCACCTTTCATAATACGAAGACCATTGAACGGATCTGGCACCCAACCTTTTTGGTTCAGCTGCTCTTGATCCATCTTGCCGTTGTAATACAACCATTTATCTTTGAGAAGATTTTTCTGTTGCATCTCTAAATTCTTCATAGTCATCTTTGCTTCTGATAACAGTTGAAGATATTTTGCGTGTAGCATTGGTGTTTGGTGTGAAGCTTCATCTAGCTTGCGACCAATAATACAGTCTTCTTTCCACATGTTGTGGATTAAAATCAGTTCTTTCATAACGAAGCCCTATTGTTAGACTATTTCAAAGTACGAAAACCTAAAGGATACGGGGAAAGTTAACAACGGGATATCTTGAGTTGTTGCTTCAAAATTTATGTCACCCAAATCAGTTGGAATACAATCTATATATCTGATCTGTTTCAACTGATTATTTTTGCTAGACAATACAGAAAGTGTAATGTCAACCACAGTAGGGTAATCATCCTCTAAACCAAAAATCCTAGTTTGGTTTGGTGACTCAACAAGTCTTTTCATCCAATCATACATTTCACTGTATGCAGAAAGATTTTCATCAAGTATAATTGTAGCAGTAAGTTCGTTGAATGTCAACTTATCTCCTGCCATATGTAGGTTCGCACGTTTGAACGGTAGATCCGCTGCTGGCAATGTGACACTTGGATGGGTAACAGTTTGAGCAAAGTATTCGAGGTTACCAAATTTTTTACGATCAATAACTAACTTGAACGCCGTAGGTTGTAAGTAGTTGATGTTTGTTGTGAGTTCTGCCATAAAAAAATCCCAAAAGTTATGTTTCTTCTATTTATACGCTTGACATTTGTGTTAAGATGTACTATATTGGTATTGTAAGAAGAAGAGAGAATCGATATGACTGCTTTGGTTATTCCTGTCGTGTTTCTAATTGTGCTGGTGGTATCTGGCACTCTTTCGGAAATTTTCTTTGAGGGGAGTGAATAATGATGCCTATTGCTGGCAATATGTATTGGAAGTCTGCAACTGACTTTGACCGCAGTCTTGAACTTTCAGTATGCGAGAGAAACCAAGGTTCTGACGTATTGAATTACTATGATGGATTTGTCAATCTTGAGCAAGCTCAAAGGTTTGCTAAGTGGTGGATTGAACGAACAGGACGCGCTTACTTCCCATATGCTTGGGCTGAGATCGAACCAATCACTCAAAATCCCATTGTGCGAACAAAACGCTCGCACTCCTGTGACTAATTAGTCACACTTGTACCATATCTCACAAACCGCTTGACATTAAGACAACTTTCCTGTATTGTATAAATGTAGGGAACAAAAGGAATCGTTTCATGTCTGAACTGAACCACGCATCGATCAATGACTATCGTAAAGTCGCACAGATGGTCAAACGGTGTCTTAGTTTGTTGAAGAACAGTGACTACGAAATGAATATCACTACCAAAGATATTCATCAAGCTATAGAAAAGCTCAGTGTTGTTGATACTCCCAAAGGTCGAAGCTGTGCGGGAACTTTTGGAATTCTCATCAATGTCGGTTCATGGTGGGGAAAACAGGGTCATTTCCCAGAATATGCAAGTTTTGCAAAAGATCCTGTGATTGGTTCACTACGTAGTGTATCACCAGATCTTGCTTTGTTGGCCCTTGTTGCTCACGAAGTTGCACACTATGTCCAATTCCGTATCGCACCCAACGCGCCTCGTGCAAAAGTTCGGTTTTCCGATTACCGTAAACCTCATGGTAATACCTTCAAACACATATATCGTCATCTTCGTCGTGATCTTGTCAATAAGGAACTGCTAAATGTTTAATCAAATCCGCGACTTTTTGATTTGTCTCATCTTATTCGTTGCAGTTTTGTATCCTGATCAAGTTGGATATTGGAAAGCGCAGTTTGATATTTCACACGAATCCATCATGAATGAATACTACGCAGACTGCGATTGCGGTGAGTGGTTGAAATAAAAAAGGGCAGCCGAAGCTGCCCAGTTTAAGTTGGGGTGGTTGATCCACCCTTTTTTTTATACCGATTACGATACGAGGATGTTGTCCACGCGGAAGATACGGTAGTATTGGTTTGTACGAGCTGATGCAAGCCCGTTTGCTGGTGTAGCACCAACGAATGGGTTTGAAACCATGCCGTAACGAGTCTTGAAGCCGATACGTGGCTGGAAGTCATCTTCACCAACAGCACGAACCATAGTTAGTGGAACGTATGGGCAGTAGAATAGACCAGCGTCATATGGGTTTGAACCCTTGTAACCGACAGTTACGAAGTCTGAGACTGCGTATGGGTCGATGTACACGCGGATACGACCATTAAGGATACCAGCGAATGTGTTGCCAGTGTCATCAACTTGCAATCCGTTTGAGAGAGCTAGAGTGTAGTCAAGAGCACCAGAAGCTGAAAGTGCAGAAGCAACATCACTTGAACAGATGATGAAGTTACCCTTGCCACGACGAGTTTCTTTTGCAATTGTGTTCGCTTCACGGTCTAATTGGAATAGAAGACCTTTGAACTTTTCTGCTGACCAACGACCATCAGCATCAACTGAAAGGTCAAAGATACCGCGATTTTGTAGACCAGTTTGTTGAGCACCAGTTTTAGCTTGGCTGTTGATTGTACGAATAACTTCGCGGTTGATCTCAGCAAGAATTTCAGTGTTCAGAATACTTGCTAGCTCAGTCTCAGCGTCAAGACCATGAATTGCCTTCAAGTCTTGTGCTAGTTCAAGTGAGTAGTCAGCCTTCAACGCACGTGAAACTGCAGTCACGGTTGCTTTTTCAATGGTGAAACCCATGTTGCGGAAAGCACCTGAGTTTTCAGCTTTAGCGGTGTTCATACCCTTAGCGAAAGCTGGGTTACCAGCACGCTCACCGTTGATGTTAGAGTCTGAACCACCGGTTAGGCCATAGAGACCTGCTGGGTCAGAATCTTGTGCAGAGTCAGAGTTACCTGAGAATGTAGTGTTTGCTTCGTTGAACAATGCTTCGGTTGAAGCAGTTGTACCAGCGGTATAGCGAGCCTTCATTGCGAAGATCAAGCCAGTTGGACCAGTCATTGGCTGAACGCCGCAGACATCATATGCAATCATGTTAGGCATTGCACGACGAACAAGCGAGATCAGAACTGGATCCCAGTTAGAAACAGAAGAGTTTGAAACTGAAGTAGATGGTGCTTCGTTCAAAAAGCTCATCTGTGAACGCTCTTCACGAAGAGCTTTTTCAGTGTTTTCTAGGATAACTGCGGTTACAGCTCGGCGGTGTGGATCTTTAATGGCGCCAGCAGTCTCTTCATTAAGAACTGGGCCCCACTTTTTCACCAAATTGTCGTATGATTCCATTGTCATTTAATGGGACTCCTTAGTTAGTGGATTTGCGAATTGCGTTTACGTACTGAGCCATAACACCTGAAACTTCTTCCGAAGTTTCATCGTCTGTTTCATCAACAAGATTTGACTCAGCGGTTTTCTTTGAGAAATATGATTCTTTGATGGTCTTTACTTTTTGAGCAAAGGTTGCTTCATCTTCGAAATCAATATCCTCAACGAGGGCGGATAGCTTAACAACTTGAGTTTCTGCAAGACCCTTAGCAGCTGCGCGAATAATCGCATCACGCTTGTAGGCTTCCAGTTCTTCTGCAAGTCTCATAGCTCTTACAACAGCGGTATTGGTAGCTTCTTCAAGCTCTTCATTAGCCGCTGTTAGTTCGTCGAATAGGTCCACCTTGGACTCTGGAACTTCAACGTAAGACTCAATGAATAGATCTTTGAGTTTTGACATGAAGGTTTCTGCAATCTCGGTACGAAGACCAGTGTGGATTGCAAGTTTGTTTTCTTCCATCCAAGATTCAACCACATAGTTGAGGTAGCTGTCAACCTTCTCGACAAGATCTGCTTTTGTTGAAGCAATTTCTTCTTCGAGTTCAGTTGCATATGCTTCTTCCAGACGATCAATTTCTTCTGAAAGTTTTGACTTAATTGCAGCTTCAAAAATTACAGCTGTTTTGGCTTTGAACTCTTCGGAAAGAGTAGCTTCAGATTCAACTAGTGCGTTGAGGTCACTTGTGAAGTCGACATTAATGTCCACTTTACGAGCTTCTGCAACTGAAGTAGCTTCCGCTTCTTCACCCATAAGAATATTAAGCATGTTTGATAGCTTTTCAGCAGACATTTCTGACATCAAATCATGCGCAACACTAATCATACCAGCTTTGGTTTTTGGTGCGGCTTCGCTATTGCGTTTATCACCCTTGCGAGATTTAGCAGTTGGACCTGCATTCTCGGAAGATTTCATAGAACCAATAGACTGCTTTTCAGCATTTTTAGGATCGTGAGCTTCAACTACATCTTCGTTGTCATCGAGCTCAACATCCTGGTCATTTGTATTAGCCATTTTGTGACTCCTATCTATTTTGTTTCAGCAACGAGAGGAAATTTTTGAACTCACGGACCTGAACCTCGTAGAGGTTCTTGCGTGGAGCTTTCTTAATTTCAGTCTCCATTTTTTCAATTACTTGAGATTGAATAATGCCGTTATTCCAAACCCACTCTACACCTTCCATAATTCCATTAACAAAGGCTGTTGGTGCAGATGGATCTTGCACAATATCAACTGTGCTAAGAATAAAATCGTCCTTTACGAACGAAACGCCATTTCTCTCCTCAAGGCTACCCATACCACGAGTTGACACGCCTAGACGAACACCGCCATCAAGTAAACCTTTTACGATATTACCCATTGGAGTCTCTAGAATACGTGCTTTACCCACAACATCATTACCAGACCAGTCCAGTTTTTCGATGATGTGGGAAACTTTATCTAAGTTAATTGTTGGACCTTCTGGGTGATTTAACTCACCAACAGCACGCCCAGTGTTAACTTTTTCCGTAACGTATAGATCTACCGCTTTTTCCATAACTGACTTTGGATAGACACGACCGTTACGATTCTTTGTTTCTGATTGCATAAAGACACCTTCGATGAAGTGGTTCTTAGTCCCCTTCTCGGTACGCTCGGTTAAAACCTCGAGCTTGTGATCTGTAAATTCTGCAATCAGTTTCATTTTATACCTATTAATCAACCTATTAAGGTTATTTATAAAAGTTTTAACTTTGAGAAATATTATTCCTCATCGTCCTCATCATCTAGGATTTCGTCAATTTCTTCATCAGAAAGTTCTTCCAAATCCTCATCTTCGTCATCATCATCGCCAGCGTTAAAAACTTCATTTGCAATTTTTATCTTAGCTTGATCTAAAGCATCAGCAAGTTTGCTAGACATTAGTTCACCAAAGATTGGTGAAGCATTTGTAAAGTCCTGCGTTTGTATTTTATCAATAAAATTTTCAATACTCATAGTGTTCTCCTTATCATAACATATATTTATGTAATTAAATTATTTGGGGGGTTTACCAGCTGCAACTGGCGGCTGAGGTTTTTGTGGAATTTTTGCTGGTCCACCACCTGATGCAGTCGCATCAGTTTGCGTGGTGTCATCATATTCACCTTGTTTACCTTCGGTATTCATTTGGTCTTTCATGTCTTTAATATCATCATCATCCAACTGCAACACATTTTTCATTACCCACTCGCGTGAGAAATATTGACCAATGTATTGAGAAATCTCATCCATTAGTTGTAAACGACCCATAAGCAATTCATTGTTCTTTAATTCAGTAAAATGATTGTCTCTGGTATAGTCGACAATGATGTCATTCTTCCAGCTGTCCCAATCTTCTTGAGTAATGATACCCTTTAAGATTAGTTGCTTGTTGAGAATGTTATAGAACAGAGTGTTGAAGCGTGTGCGAAGTCTATCAATAAATTTTTGGAATTTTAATTCATCTCTTGAGATCTCTGATGAGCGACCAAGTGAGAAATTAGATTCAGATTCAATTCTGCTGATAGGAACATTAAGTGATCTATACAACTTCTTTTGGAAATACAGAATGTCTTCAATCTGACCTAGGTTATCACCCCCAGGAAGAGTTGTGATTTCGGTTCCGCGACCACCTTCACGACGAGGTAACCAAAAGTCCTCAAGCATTGACATATGCTTACGATCATCACGGATCTGACCAGTGGTAGCATCGTAAACTAACTTGTTACGATAACGAGCCATGATACCTTTCATGTACTCTTCTGCCTTACCTTTAGGCATGTTTCCAACATCAATATAGAAGATGCGGCGTTCTGGAGCTCTGGCAAGGCGATAGATCACCAACGAGTCTTCCATCATACGAAGCTGGTTGATTGGCTTCATAGCCTTGTGTAGATACGAAACAACTCTACGTCTATTCTCATCAAGTAGACCAGATGTAACATAACTTACAGAATCGTTGCTTAGTTTAATTCCGCTATTCTGTTCACCGGGTTTGTCTTGATAAATGTAGAATTCATTTATATTCTCAATAATATCAGCACCAGTTATCGGATCTTTTTTCTTTTTAACATGCTTTACTTTGCGAATCTTCGCACCATCAATTGGGCGGATCTCTTGAATACCAGCTTTTATATTTTTTTCGTCAATAACAAGATGGTGATACATTCTACCATCAATATACCAACGTTTAAACATATCGTGGCCTAATTCACCAAAGTTAAGCATTGAAATAATATTATCAAATTCTTCTACAATAGATTTTTTGATATTATCTGGAACATCAACTTTATCAAGAATCAAAGCAACAGATTGTTCATTTGAACTTGTTACGATTGCTTCGTTTGTAATATCTTCGATTGCAGCATCAACTTCAGGATGCGTTGCAACACCACGATATTGTCTAATTAGGACAGCATCGTCTTTTACTGTAGTGTCACCATTGATATCGACATATGTGCCATAGTATCCACCAGCGGCAGTAACATATCCAGCACCATCGTCATCTGTAGGGGGTACGATAGATGGCAATAATTTATTATTCGCAGTGGTTTTTGCCCTACGAATTTCAAATCCAAAAATCTTTAAACCGTCATCAGCCATATTAATTCCTAGTATTAATGGAAGGGGCTGTTTGCCCCTTCCAATTATTTAGACGATTAAGAAGTAGTGTTTGATTCCCAGTATTGTACTTGGAATTCTACTGTAAATCGTTCAATTTCACTTTCGGTAGCATATGTAAGATCAATTTGTGATAATGCAGTTGGGAAGCAACCACGAAAATTATATCTCTTAACAGATTTGCCATCTTTATCAAGTTGATCAACAATTAAATCTGCTTGATAGTCAACTGGATTAACAAATCCAGTATTAGAAGCGTGACCATTGATTCCGTTCATCCATCTTTCCATAGCATTTCGGATGGTGAAGTCGGTATCGTTGATAATGGTTACAGTCCAGTTATCAAATGTGCGGTCGCCAGCGATCTTTAACTGGCGGCCACGGAATGGGATCACGATTGGTGTGATCGTTGAAGCTGGTAGTGCAGCCGCTTCGCAAAGAAACGAAGTAAGCTCTACATCACCGCCAGCATACGCAGGGAAGTTGATTGTCGCTTGAAACAAGTTCGCGCGAGCACCACCACCTCTGAGCTTTGACTTGAAGTCATCTACGCCTAGAACCATTGTGTTATCTCCTTACTAGCGCGGGTTATACTGTTCCAACAACTTCTTCGAAGTCTACACCAGTTCTTACAGCCACAAAGTTCAATGTGATGTAGTTAATAGAACGGGCAGGCTTGATGAAGATGCTGGCAATAAATTCATTACGGTCAATTACAGCTGGTAGGTTGTTTGTTTCATCGCAGACAACACGGAAGTCGGTAATACCACGGCGACCCTGCACTTCACGAAGGAAAGGTTCGACAATGTTTACAAACTCTGCACGTGTGAACTCATCGTTGAATTCAAACATAACATTTCTAGCAGCAATTGCGATTGCTCTTTCAAGAACCAAGAACAAACGGCGCACGTTAATACGGTCGAATGCTGATGGTCTGCTCATGTGGGTCTTATCACCAAATAGAAGAACACCAGATCCTGGAATGTTGGCAATTGGATTAATACCCGCTTTATATAGTGTATCACGCTGCGCTTTAGTTGGTGAATATGATAGTGCAGTGATACCTAAGTAAGCACCTCGGCGTTGACCTGCTGGCGAATACCATGGAGCATTGTTAAAGTCAGTAGCAGCCATAATACCAGCGGTTGAAGATGCTGCTGGAATAAAGATGTATTGATCGTTGTACTTGTCATATACCTTGAGGAAGTTGTTATCTAATACAAGGTATGATGAGAAAGTGAATGTGTTAGCAGTTGTTACAGATGCTGTAACTGGCGTAGCGTTGTTCACAACAGCTGCACGATTAGGTGAAGCTACTACAACACAATCTTTACGAGTTGAAGCAGCAATTGTAATTAGATCGTTAACAACAGTTGTTTGGTCGCCTTGAACAGACATGCTAGGCGCAATTAAGAAGTCAACTGTGATTGTATCAACATCTTCAAATAGGTCAAAACCAGTTGCGTACTGTGCAGTACCAAGTGCTGCAGAGTCTACACCAGCAGTAAAACTTAAATCGATAACAGTAGTTGCCGATGCTGAGAATGTGGTGCTAACAACGGTTGTACCAGCATTTGTTAGAGTTTGTAAATCAAAGTCAAAATGTGCTAACCAAACGTATTCTGAAAGGCTATTAATCACATCTTTTGCATAGTTTGAAGATCCATCAGGTGTCTTTGCATCAGATCCAAGTGACACGTAAGCAAAACGCTCAAGCACCTGACCTGGAACACCAGTGAATAAACCATCTTCGTCAACAACGACAACGTGGACTTCGTCACGTACACCATTACGCGCAGACGCGTATGCGGACGTGCCTGGCGCACCATCAAATGAACTTGCGTAGGTCCATCCAGAAAAATATGCATCACCAGCTACTGCGGGGCAAACAGAAACCTTCAGAGAGTTTCCAAGCACGCCTGGATATCGAGCGATAAAGGCCCCAACGTTTGTTCCAGCAGAACTAAATGTATCGGAAAGTTCGGTAAAATGCTCATCGTTACGAATTAGAACTGCGGGTGGGGATGCACTTTTTGTAACCGCGTTATATGCTACGCCAGTTATTTCGCGCACAACATATAATGAATTTGTATATCTTAGGAAGTATGCGGCCGACAAAAAGTCAACGGCATTGGTTGTATTTGGGGTAGTAAACGTAGCAGCAAGACTCGCTTCTGTGTCGATGAGAGTTGCCTTACGCACTGGGCCCCAGCGGAAGTTTCCTACAAATGCACCAGTGGTTGATTGTACGTTTGGAACACCGCCCGTGAGATCAATCTCTTTTACAATTACTGCAGGAGACTCAGAAGGAGTAAAAATAGCCATGTCTCTTTTCCTTTATTGAGTTATATAATAAGGATCATAATACGAAGATTCAATTACCATTATTTATAACAATCAATAATTGACATATGTGTCCCATTGTTCTGCGCGCCAATCCTTATCAACCGACCAACCACTCTTTGGATCTACTATTGGTTCAGGATCAGGATCAGATCCGTCATCTATAAACCCAAATGGTACAACATCGTCTTCAATGTGTCTAGTTTGTTGTTCAAATAAGAACTTCTTAACATTAATATCAGTCATATCACCAAATGCTGATAGACCAGTAAAATAACCAAACAATACTAAATTCATCATAAGGTCATCGTGATTTCCATCAGCGGCTTCATACGATTGACCTTTAGCTACAAATGTAGATATCTCAAGAATTGTATTACGATCAACAATCTCAAGTTTACCACCTTCGATTAAGTCTTTTATGTTTGAGCAGCCAAGTCTTTTAACTTTGCGGTCCATTGTAATACCAAGACCAGTTGCCTTTACCGCAGACTGCACATAAAGATTTTCATACTCATAGTCATAATACATTCCATTACAAACAACCCCACCTTGGTCATTGTTCTCAATTAGAACCCAAGCGTTGTTATATGCCTTAGCATATTTGTGAATGTAATCTGGAAATAGAATAGGCGATACTTTATTGTTTTGATAAGTGGCAACTTGCTTGAAAGGTTTCTGTGTAATATCAATAATATTGAACGTAGAATAGTCACCACCAACTCCTTTAGCAACGTCAACGGCCATAACATAATCATGGTCTTTTTTAACTTCTTCGTAGATTCTAACAGTTCTATCTTCTAGTATTCTAATAGGTTCGGCCATCTTCAATTTCATCAAAGCTTCACCACCGATTAGTGTGTCGCCTGTTCCAAAGAATGTGTTACCAAATTCTTGGTCAAACTGTAGTTGTGAAGTGTTTGCAATTGTTTGCAGCTTCCACTTTTCATCACGCCCTGGGACGTCCCACCAATCAACACGGAATGGCTTGAAATCGTTTGTTCCTTGTATTGCACCTTCCCAAATTTTATGATACATGTTTCCAATACCATTCGCTGTAGAAGTGATGATAACTTTGGTGTTGGATCCTGATGTAATAACGGGATAGGTTGAAGTGTAGAATGTTGCAGCGTCTTCAACGAATGCAAATTCGTCCAAGTACAGTAGGTTAACAGACATACCACGAATTGATGCGCCAGATGTCGGCCGTGCAACAATACGACTGTTGTTTGAGAATTCAATTGAACCTTTGTTCAGAACTTTTGTCCCCGGTTGTAGGAAGAACGGAAGGTTTTCAAGCATCAGTGTGATACGACCTAACATCTCGCGAGCCGTTTCGCCTTTGTTAGCAAGAATGGCAATTGTTTGATCAGGGTGAAACACAGCGTTCCACAATAGATACGCAACTGAACTGATTGATTTGCCAGACTGGCGACAAGCGAGAACACATGTGAATCGTTCATTGTTGAAATGCTCGAACATCTTTTCTTGATATGGGTACAGATCAAATTGGACCAAACCTCTGTCAAGGTTAATCACCTTACAGTATGTTCTAGCAAAGTATGCTGGGTCTTGAGAGCATTTAACGTATTCTTGAATCTGATCTTGAGTAAATCCTATAACAGCCCCATCACGTTTTACGTTTGGGTTACTCCTATAGAATAGTTCTATATTGGACATATTATCCATTCGGTGTCACATCTTTCATCTTGTCAATCAACATCTTCTGCAATTCCACAGTTGATCCAAAAAATACATTGGTAGTTGCGTTTGGAATTGCTACTGGGGCGTCAGACTTAGCGAACTCTTTTTTCTTTTTATGAAGATCAATTAAATTGCCGTTGACGTCAGCAAGTGTTTTCATAATTGTTGACAACACCTCAAATGCACGGGGATGTTCAGTAGCTGTAGCAACACCAATCATTTCATCCATCGCTTGAGATCCTTTAGCTAAGATATCGTGATAGACTTGTCTTGCATACTCAAAATCATTATCTGCAGAGTCTTTCATATTATGCACTATCTATTAATGTTGTTATAGTTGTAGTGAAACCATAATCACTATCAGGGCTTACACCAAACGGATCTGGAACAACTCTAATACGTTCAGTTAAGACGTCTGAATCGTTCATACCAATGTTCATTTGCCCAAGATTAATGTCAACTTGCCGAATAATCTCACCAGTGTTAATTGGACCGTAGAAGTTAATTTTCATTTCAAAATCAAGAGTATATATGATTGATCGACGGGCTTCTAAAGCTCCTTCGTAATCATCAGTAAATGTTACACTCTGCAATATGATTGGAACATCTTCAATAATCGTTTGGTATTCATCGACAGGTTTAATTGTTAAAGTGTATTGTGGATTAAAAAATGGAATGATTTGTTCAACAACTTGCAATGCATCATCTTGTGTTTTGGTATAGATGTTTAGTTGAAAACTAACAATATATGGTGTAGGAGAATAGAATTTTGTTTTTATATTATTTGATGTTGCAACGCTATACTTATTCACTTTTGACAGCTGACGTGTTGCGTCATAGGTTAATGATAAAATTTCAAATGACATTCTTGGTAGCTTTATGGCCACTTTTGAATCTGTATCTAAATCTGGGTTCTCTAATAATCGTTCAAGATACTTACTTTTAGGTGCATAAGATAAAGGAACTTTAACGGTACTGTAACCAGTACCGTCTGCAGCTTTGCGTAAAATGTAAAGGTTGTTGAAAATTGATCCAAACAATGCAACACATTTTCTAATTCTTTTGTGGTAAAAATATGTGCCAAACATTATGGAGTCTCCAAGTCGCCAAACGGATTTACTTCAGAGAAATCAATGAAGATATCTGAAATATCCGAAAAATCTTGATTTTGATTTCCAGGGTCATTCAACTGTTCATCAATAGATGTTACCAATCTACGTAGAGTGTTACCATCACTATCCAACGATGTAACAATTCTAGATATGACGAACTCATGGTAATCACTATCGTTGGATCCCACATGCGCGATCTGTAGAATGTTGTCAGAGTCGTTGTATTCTACAATGTCAGCAGACATAATAACACCAGATGATAGCTC